CCCACAAGATTCGCACTTTAGGCCTCGGTGACCTCTTCACCGGTTCCAAGAACTTGCAAGCCGACGTCAGCAAGCAGGACAGCAGTCACACGCCAGAGATGCTCATGCAATTCCTTTTGTTCCTTAGGGATTGTGGTGTTTCTGACGAGGATTGTGAACTGTACCTTCTCTGGAGTTCTTGTTACAAGATCAAATCTCGTGACGAAGCTGCCGTTTCCGGGATGGTGTCCTTCAACCTGGGCTCTGGTGACCCCTGGACGCTCATCCGGAACGACATCATGGAGCTGCTAACGGTGAGTTGCAAGTATAGGCACGCCGACACTGCGTACATTGTGGAAAAAGGTGATGATGTGCACGGATGGATTGAAAACCTGTCCCCTCACCCTTACTCGGCCCGCGCTTGTTTTGCCAACGTCATCCTCAAGATTGATGTCGGTGCTGTCCCCTACCACGCCGGACGTTTCCACAATGGCCAGCGCTATATCGTCGATCCGATCAGAGCCTTCATGAAGCACCTCACTCGTCTACCCGACAGCAATGTTTCAGTCAAGGAATTGTACCAGAGTTATATCTCTCGCGCCACTGATTACTCGTCAGACGAGGTTCAGTTCCTTCAACTTGCGTGTCCGATGATGTACCCGTTCTTCACTGGTGACGAATGCTCTTCAATCATTGCTTACATGCTTCGCTTACGGAATTGGTCTTTCTTCCGCGCGTCGTATCCTACCAAGCCAGTTAACGTCCTCCTTGACCCCAGGAAAGCATGTCTCAGCGAATGCGTTCGTTACTTACGCCCTGGTCACACCCGCCGTTATTACCGTCAATTCTCGATGCTAAGTCTTAGCGAAGCTGAAGCCCTCCTCCGCGAGGAGGGAATCAATTACGTCGTCGTCGAGAACACCTCTACCCCCTTGCGTTATGAACAGAAAACCCTATATTTAAGTAAGAATCACTGTGTGGTTCGTTTGTAGTACCTTTAAGATTCGGTCAACGCTCAAGTCCATGCCATCTCGTCATCCTCAATGTCTCACAATATCTCTTCTAGTGGCAGCGATGTTCTTCCACCTGTTGGTTCTGGTAACTCTTCAGCCGTGGCTAACGCAATTTCCATTCCCCCTACCATCTCAGGCAGTGGTGGGGGTTCTTTCATTCTACCTTGTTCTGTGTCTCCTATTTCTCTCAGTCTGTACGCTGGTAGCGGATCCTACTCCTTCAAGTCACACCCCGTTGTTGAGTGGGCCTCCGCATACTTCCTACAGGTCGAACTCGCGTCAATCAGAACCTCCATCTACCAGACCCGTGGATTCTCAGCCACAACCTCCTCCCCCGCCATCCTACCTCTCTACCGATATGGACTCGTCCCCGCAGGAACTGTCGTTACCACCAACGACGCCACCGTTTGCAACATCCCACGGCTGGTCAATTACCAACTGAACATGGTTGGCAGTTCCTCAACGACCCAATTCGGTGATGGAGGTTTGGAGTTTCCCCCCGGTGTTCAATTGGATTTCAAGCCGGTTCAATTCCGCACCAACTACATTTCGTTCCTGATTGCTCGGGCTACTATTCTCCCCACCAAGACTGTCGAGAAGAAAGCCGATGATGGATCGAAAACGTCGAAGGTCGTCTATGCCGTAGACGACATCAACGAGGTCATCCAAGTCGTTCTAGACTTCACCATTCGAGTTTCCGCCCCCGGCTTCGGAATCCAGCCTTAATTGTTCAGTTGCCTTCATCCCTGTTCTTTCTTGTGCATTCACCAAGTGTTTTCTTCTTGCGTCCTGGGACCCTTCACTGTGTGTCCGTTCGCTTTTTGTTTGTGTTTTTACCGTCTTTTTTACCAATGCTCAATGTTTATTTTGAAGGAAAATCATAGATAACAACCGTGGAGTTCGGCCGTCCCGCCGCCACGGGGATTAAAAAAAAA